ATTATATAAGAAGAATAAATTATGACGAAAAAGTATTTATGAAACAATGTAATATAAATTACATGTATTATTATCATAAAATGGTACAGCATATTTATCAATAATTTGTACAAGTTTTCGTAAATTTTCGTAAATCTTCGTAAATTACAGAAAACTAAATGTGGAAAAGTTCATAAAATGTTCATAATTTAGTCATACTGCATTTAAATTACTACTGTACTATATAATATGTAAAGAGGTAATACATCTCTTACAATACGTTTGCTTTAATACTATGATACCGCACTATTGCAAGACAATACGACACTCAATAGTGCGGACTCCTCAAAGAAAAAAGGAAGTGATTAACAATGATAGAAACTTTATACGCACAACTTATATCAGACCCTAATACTCATAAAATATTTTGTGAAACTGATAATAATGATATTACGATAGATACAATTGTTCGTGATGATTGTATAATTACAATTCGTCACAGATTAGACGATTTTATGTCCTGCTTGATAGTCAAGAGATAGTAAGCTATCACTAAAACAGATTGCAAAAATCAACTTGACTACTACACCTATTGGTGTTACAACTTTATTACAATTAACTTTACAAATCATAGCACAAAGAAAAGGAGAAAAAAGACTATGAGAAAACCAATGGTTACACGTACAATTATTTCGACATCTATCACAGCTTTATGCGTAAATCCACAAACAGCTGAGACATTCGAGCAGGAGTTCATTCTTACTGGCAAGATTGCTGACAAAGACAAGGTACTTAAGAGAGTATCAAAACTTTACAACACAGATGATTGCACTATTGTTGCAATTCGCAACCTCAAAGAGGTCAATGAACTTTATGGTATGGATGAAGCAGACTTTATCGCAGGTGCAAAGATACTTGACCCTGATACACGTAAAGAGATTAAAACAGAGCAGGCAGACGCAGAATAAAAAGAAAAAGGAGATAAACAATCATGGCAATTACAATTAACACACAGTCAAGAGATTTCACAGAGGTAGAGCAGTACTTAATGACATTAGATAGAGGCATCAAGTCTCTCAAGGATGTAGATGACGACACAAGTATTGCAGTGGCAGGCTATCTGACATTCACAGATGAAAAAGAGAATGGTGATAGTGTTGATATTTTATCAATCATCACACCAGACAATGAAGTATTCTCTTGTCAGTCAGCAACTTTCAAGCGTAGTTTTGATAATATTACTAACATCATGCATGGTAAACAGTTTAGTGTTATCAAAGTTAGTGGCACAACAAAGAATGGTAGGCCGTACATTGACTGTGCACTTGATGTAAAATCAGTAAAATAAAATTTTATCTTACTGCTGACCCTTGCTATTAAGTTAGCAGGGGTCTTAATAATTTAGAGAGGAGAATAAAAAGTATGGCAAATAAACTCACCAAAAATCAAAAAGCATATCAATCTATATTAGATGAAGCAGAGCATCAAGGTATCTCTATGCAAGGCTTAAAATCTTTTCCAAAAAGAATAACACAAGATACTTTAAAGAATTTACAATCAGAAATAGCACAACGACAAAGCGCAAAAACTTATACAGTTACAGACAGTATTATTTCAAGATTACAAGCTTTACCTAGTAAAAAGCAGACATACACGCATGGTGGTGAAGCTATAGATTATAATCTCGAAAATTTTTATTATACTGTTTTAGGAATTATAAAAAAAATGCAAGAAGATTTTGGAAACGAACAGTATGAATATTATTTACAACAAAATGAAGAAGAAATTATATCAGCAATAGATAGTATAAATGAGAGTCTATATTCAGAAGTAGTGCAGGCAAAGACGGAAGATTTAATACCTTTATTATCAAATCACGATATGTCACGCGTATCAGCAATACAATCTAATGATATTAATGAATATTTTGGATTTACTGATTTAGATAATATATGAGAAACTATAGAAAATTCATGTGTGATTTTGAGACTACAGTATATAAAGGGCAAAAATCTACAGAAGTATGGGCGAGTGCAAGCGTAGAATTATATACAGAGAACGTTCAGATTTTTCATTCTATTGATGAACAGTTTAATTATTTTAAGTCGTTAGATTGTGACATAATAGCTTATTATCATAACCTTAAATTTGATGGCAATTTTTGGCTGTCATATTTATTAACGGATTTAAAATATGAACAGGCATACGAGTCATTTAATGAGGCCGGCACTCAAGGCGAATTTATAAAAGAAAAATACATGAAAAATAATACTTTCAGATATACTATATCATCTATGGGTCAATGGTATATGGTTACTATTAAAGTTAATAACCATTTTATTGAACTAAGAGATAGCTTAAAACTATTACCATTCTCAGTAAAACAAATAGGTAAATCTTTTAAAACAAAACATCAAAAATTAGACATGGAATATAGTGGCTATAGATATGCAGGATGTAATATAACTGATGACGAAAAACGTTATATAGCTAATGATGTATTAGTAGTTAAAGAAGCAATAGAACAGTTATTCAATGACGGCCACGATAAACTTACAATAGGTTCATGTTGTGTAGCAGAATATAAAAATTCTTTAGGCGCTTATGATTATAATGATTTATTCCCTGCGCTTGATGAATTTACACTTGATAAAAATATTTATGGTTCGTCAAATGCAGACGAATATATACGACACAGCTATAGAGGGGGATGGTGCTATTTAGTAAAAGGAAAAGAAAATATTGTTAGACATAACGGAGTGACAGCTGATGTAAACTCCTTATATCCTAGTATGATGCACTCGCAAAGCGGTAATTATTTTCCAATAGGCAAACCATATTTTTGGACTGGTAATATAATACCTAACGAAGCAATAGGTGAAAATAAATATTATTTTTTAAGAATAAAAACACGCTTTTATATTAAAGAAAATATGTTACCATTTATTCAAATAAAAGGTAATCATTTATATAAAGGTACAGAGTCATTAGCAACTAGTGATGTATTAGATAAAAATGGAAACTACAATAGATACTATAAAGATATTAATGGTAACATAAAAGATACTGCACAAATAATGACAGTAACAATGACAGATTATAAACTAATGTTAAAGCACTATGAACTAGTTGACTTTGAAATCTTAGACGGATGTTGGTTTTATTCTGCTATAGGTATATTTGATAATTATATCAATCATTATGCAGAAATTAAAATGAACAGTAAAGGTGCAAAGCGTACAGAAGCTAAACTGTTTCTCAATAATCTTTATGGCAAACTTGCTAGTAGTTCCAATAGTAGTTTTAAGGTTGCGTATGTAAAAGATGATGATAGTATAGGCTTTTATATAGTACCTGCTAATAATAAAAAGGTGGGGCATATAGCCACTGGTAGTGCAATAACATCATACGCACGTAACTTTACAATCACAGCTGCTCAAAAAAATTACTATGGTGTAGATAAAGCAGGTTTTATTTATGCTGATACAGATAGCATACATTGTGACTTGCCTGCTGATAAGATTAAAGGAATAACAGTAGACCCAGTAAAGTTTTGTTGTTGGAAATTAGAGAGCAGTTGGGACACAGCTATTTTTACAAGGCAGAAAACATATATAGAACACATAACTCATAATGATTTAATACCCATTGATGAACCATACAACGATATAAAATGTGCAGGTATGCCACAGAAATGTAAAGATTTATTTGACAAATCAATGCAGGGATATAAAGTAAAGGAGAGTGATAACTATACACAAAGTGAATTAAAATTCTTAGAAACAAAAAGAGACTATAATGATTTTAAAGCTGGTTTATGTGTTCCCGGAAAATTACTGCCAAAAAGAATTAAAGGTGGCGTATTACTGGTGGACACGACATATGAAATGAGGTGAAATACTAGGTTAAACAAATTATTGATTAAGTTATTAAATCATAAATTGAATAAATTAATGATACAAAGGAGAGAAGAATATGAGCGTAATAGATTATTCATTAATATTATCAATAATGGTGGTATTACTTATAAAAATTATATTAATGGTAGCAAGAAAAATAAAGCAATATTTTATACACAAACAATGTAATTATTTATGCTTTGCTTGTAAGTATAGATATGAATGTGATGATTTTATAGGGGTGTAATAATATGAATGATAAAATGGAAAAAGTAGTGCAGGAACTACGCAAAAGATTTAGAGGTTCAATCGAGTTTTATGATGTACCATACACAGAGCAATATAAAATAGAATATTGTTTAAATGGATTATACATTTCAAAGTTACTATCACACGATTTTATAAAGAAAAAAGATACAAGAGAAATTGTACTATCATTAAACATATTAATTGCAACAGATATACACAATCATTTTTACAAATAAATTGTTATAAATAAAAAACAAAAAGGCAGGAGTACAAACTCTTGCCTTTTCTATATCTATAACTATTGCAGAACACAAGCGCACAGCATTTACGACAATACATACTAGCGTTATCTTCCAAACGTGCTACCTAGCAGTATCAAGTGAACATACAACAGCAGATACCTAATAACTGATAGTCTTAAATAAGACTTCTTTGCATTTAAGGTTCTTAAATCTGAAACAGCCTTTTTCAAAATAGTATCTTAACTGACTAATAAATAAATCATTCTGTTTTAACATGACATAATTAATATCATGGTCATTAACAGTGACACTTATTTTACTTCTAAAAGTACTATCTGCTTTATCATCAATATATAAGAAGCCCTGCTCAGTGTATTGTTTCACAGCATAATCATGACCCATATATCTTAGTGTTGCAACATATTTTCCTTTTCCTACTGGTGTATCAATAAAAGCAGTGTTATCATTTAAGTACACATTTTCACTTGAATAAGCGACATATTGATTATTATTAAATGCTCTATTGAAACCACTCTCTTTCTGTGCTTTACTAGCAGTTTCAATAAAACCACTTTCCAGTACAAATCCATCTCCCTTTAAGAAATTAGTTTCACTGTTTAATCTTTCAGATATTCCCAACTCTGTATAATAAGGATTGATAATACTAACAGCATTACTTAACATATATACTGGAAGATATCTTGCCTGCTCTCCATGACCTCTTGCTATACTTGTATGTACGCTTATAAATTTTCTTATTTCATCACTACAGTAGTGATTAGTTTCGCTCTGAAATTCATCAAATAACATACTATCAGTATCACTAAGTAAGTGACTATATTTTTTCAACTGGTCTGCACTATTTAAACTAATAGCATAACCACAATGTTGTTCATTTAAAAATAAACTATGATAGATACCACCTGCACAACGTTCATTTTCCATAGTATAATTTCTAAAGAATAATGCTTGTAAATCCTTGAAGAATTTATTAGATACATCATCAAGTTCGTAATTGTATCTATAAATTAGACAGAATTTTTTACCATACTTAAGAAATCTGTTGATTAACAATCTGCCAAAATATGTTGTTTTGCCACCACTTCTATTTGTGGTACACAAAAATATCTCAGGCTTTAAACCATTTATATCTTTCATTGACAATAATTTAGTTCCATCATAGTATTTATTTTCACTCATATTGTTGTACTCTTTTCTTAAATTTGCCTATATTTATCTCAATTTATTATAGCATAATTATTGCAAAATTTCAAGTAATATGATATAATTAAAAGAGAATAAAAGAAAGGTGGTGAGAGTATGGATACAATGCAGATGATTTTGCAGGCTATAACTACAGTGGGATTTCCTATAGTAATGTGTTTATGTTTAGCATGGTACTGTATGAAACTTGATGATAGTCACAAGTTAGAAACAGATAAGTTCACAACAGCATTAAATGAAAACACACTTGTATTGCAGAAATTATGTGATATACTGAATGTAGAAAGAAGTGATAAAAATGAGTAAAGTCAATACATACACAGATTATATGATTGCAATAGCAAATGACAATTCACATGGTTATTCACAGATTAACAGAAGTGGAAATCCAGACTTTGATTGTAGTTCATTAGTTGGACATGCACTTGCTACAGCAGGATTTAATGTAAATGTAAACAGCACAACAAGAAATTTGTATGAACAGTTAAAACGTTGTGGCTTTACTTCTTGTAACAGACCTTTTCAAAAAGGCGATATTCACTTAGCGGTAGGACATCATGTTTGTGTTTCAACAGATAGTGAGCATATAGTTCATGCAAGCATTGATGAAAATGGAACTACAAAAGGACGTAAAGCAGGAGACCAAACTGGAAAAGAAATATGTATAAGAAAATATTACACACCTAGTTATGGTTGGAGTTATCATTTACGTTATAAAGGAGACAAAGGAAGTGCAGGTTATAATATGAATTTATTGAAAAGAGGTTCATCAAATAATGACGTAACAGTATTTGAAATACTTATGACAAAGTTAGGATATTACACTGGTAACATTGATACAAAGTATGGTAAAGGCTGTGTAAATGCGTGTGAGAATTTTCAGACAAAACATGGATTAACTGTTGATGGTGAGTGTGGTAAAAACACATGGAATAAACTTTTTAGTTTAGGTATAAGATAATGGCATGGATAGTTAAAGTAGGAGTAAGTGCATATTTAACACAATCTAAAATGGAAAACAATGCTACCGAATTTTATGGATATTTCAACAGTAAAGGTTTTACCATTGAGAGCGTAGCAGGGATGTTAGGAAACTTACAGCAGGAGTCAAACATTAACCCGGGAATGAAACAAACAGCAAGTGCAAGCAGTGGTTGGGGTTTAATACAGTGGACGCCTAGTAGTAACCTAACAGATTACGCAATAGCACATGGTACTGATTGGGCTACTGGTGAAATACAAACACAGTTAATGTGGGATGAAATAATAAATGGTTATGGTGGTCAATGGATACCTAAGCCGTCACTGGGATATGGTTATACTGGTGCAGAGTTTTCGCAACTAACTGATGTTGCAGAAGCATGTAAAGCATATTTATATGAACGAGAACGTGCAGGAGTTGCAGCATTAACCAAAAGATTAACATACGCTAATAACTGGTATGAATACCTAACAGGTGTTACACCACCTACACCACCTACACCACCTACACCACCTACACCACCTACACCGACTAACCGAAAACGTATGCCACTTTGGATGATGTGCGGACCATTATTTTAAATAGAAAAGAGGTGAGAAAAATGGCAGTACTTTCACATGATGATTTTATGAACGCAGTAAAAGGACTAGCAGGCGATAGCGCTGATGATAATACGCTTACCATGATTGAAAATTTTACTGATACATTCAATGACCTTGAAGCACGTGCAAGTGATACTACTGATTGGAAAACAAAATACGAACAGAATGACAATGAGTGGAGAGAAAAATATAAAGCACGATTTTTTGAGGGCAAAGAGGGTACAGACCCTAATGAAGTATTAAGGAAACAAAAGGAAGATATTACTGATGATGGTAAAGACATTTCCTTTGATGATTTATTTAAAGAAAGAGAGGACTAAGAATTATGGCTACAAAACCAAAAATTAAGACACTTACTAATTCAAGCGTTGATATTTTAAATGCAATAAGAAACAACGCAAGCACAAACTACAGAGATTATGTGCCACAGGCTACAGCTGACTCTGACTCAATCAGAGAAATCGGCGCAGTAATTATGGAATATCCTGCTTTACAGAATGAATTTTTATCTGCTCTTGTAAACAGAATAGGTAGAGTAATTTTAACAAGCAAATCATATGACAATCCATGGGCTATGTTTAAAAAAGGTATGCTCGAGTTTGGTGAGTCTATCGAAGAGGTATTTGTTAATATTGCGAAACCGTTTCAGTTTGACCCACAGGTTGCAGAGTCAAATGTATTCAAGCGTGAAATTCCTGACGTGCGTAGTGCGTTTCACATTATGAATTATCAGAAGTACTACAAAACTACAATCTCAAATGACCAATTGAGACAGGCTTTTCTGTCTATTGACGGCATTACAGATTTAATTGCTAAGATTGTGGACGCTATGTATACTGGTGCTAACTATGACGAGTTTCAGACTATGAAATATATGCTTGCAAAGCATATAATAAATGGACTGATGAACCCAGTTACAATTCCTGCTATTAATACTGCAAACATGAATAGCATTATTAGTACTATTAAGGGGGTATCAAACAAGTTTACTTTCCTTAATTCAAAGAATAACCTTGCAGGAGTTATGAACCATACACCTAAGCAGGAGCAGTATTTGTTAGTCAATTCACAGTTTGATGCTACCATGAATGTTGAAGTACTTGCAAGTGCTTTTAATATGGATAAAGCAGAGTTTGACGGACATCATGTACTTGTAGATAGTTTCGGAGATTTAGACATTGAGAGATTAAATATTCTCTTTGCTGGTGACCCAACCTATACAGAGATAAACGAAACACAACTTAAAGAACTTGACGCTATTCCTTGTGTAATGGTAGATAGTGACTGGTTTATGATATTCGACAACTATCAGAACTTTACAGAGCAGTATAATGGTGAGGGTCTGTATTGGAACTACTGGTATCATGTATGGAAAACATTTAGCGTTTCTCCGTTCTCAAACAATGCAGTATTTGTTGCAGAAACCCCTGCGGTCAAGAAAGTTACGGTTACACCTAGTACAGCTACTGTTAGTGCAGGCGGACAGTTGCAGTTAAATGTTACTGTTGATACTGAAAACTATGCACCACAGAGTGTTATTTGGAGTATTGAAGAAGAGGATGCTAAGGCTAGTATTTCAAGTACTGGTATGCTCAAGATTAATACTGAAGCTTCACCATCAACAATTATTACAGTTAATGCAACTAGTACGTTTGATAGTACTAAGGTTGGCAAAGCAACTATCACAGTTGCGTAGATTAAATATAGCAGGAGAGCGTGATTACTTTCCTGCTATTGTAAAGGCGGTGAAGATATGCAGATACAACCTAATAGTGTTATCAAATTATGTAGTGGTGTACCGATAGATAGCAGTTACAAAGATACTATTTATTTTGCAAGCAGAAGTGCACAGAAAAGTTACTTTGATAGTAAAGTTAGTAAGACAATGGACAAAGCTAGTTTTCAGAGAATTAATGGACAACAGGGTGTTGTAAGAATGAGTGCTAGTGCAGAAAGTATTTATGATTGCAATTATATGATGTTTCAAAATACTAACTATGGTAGTAAATGGTTTTACGCTTTTATTACTAATATTGAGTATGTAAACGATAAAGTTAGTAATGTATATTTTACTATTGATGTAATGCAAACATGGTTTCTTTTTGACTGCACTCTTAAAGAGAGTTTTGTTGAAAGAGAGCATAGCAGTATTGATTATGCAGGTAGTAATATCGTAACAGAAAATATTGATACTGGCCCGATAGTTTGTAATGCTATAAGTAAAAGTGGGCATTTTGCAAGTTATAGTGCAGTAATAGCAACAACTTATGCAAAAGAGGGAACAAAAACTGGTGGCTATCAAGGTGGTTTATTTAGTGGTGTAGATTATATAGCAGGGCGAGTAGATAACAACGAGCAAGTACAAGCATTATTAACTTATTTAGATACAGCAACACAAGCTAACAAACAAGATAGCATTGTAAATATTTTTTTAATGCCAAGTGATTTTTACACAACAACTACACAACCAAGTGTGCAAGTAAACACAGTGGCAAAAAACACTAAAATTGGTGGTTATACACCAAAAAATAAAAAATTATTAACATACCCTTTTAACTATTTAGCAGTAGATTGTTGCGATAACTCTGCAATATATAGATATGAATGGTTTGTAAAAAATACTTGTGATTTTGCTTTATACGGAAGTGTTGTAGGAAATCCACAAATAGCGCTAGTTCCTATGGGTTATAATGGTACTAATGCTGGTGAGGGTAATTATTCTGAAAAACTAGTTATGAGTGATTTCCCACAAGTGGCATGGTCTGTTGATGCTTATAAAGCATGGTTAGCACAATCTGCTAGTAAATTAACTATGTCAGCTTTATTAAATACTGGTACAGTTGTTGCAGGAATGGGTAGCTTTAATCCAGAATTAGCATTAAGTGGTGCAGCTGGTATAGTTGATAATGGTATAGATGCTATGCTAGCATACAGTAAACCACCACAGACAAGAGGTAGTAATAGTGGTTCAATTGATGTTGCCACACGTAACAAAGATTTTTACTTTAAACAAATGCAAGTAACACCACAATATGCACACATAATTGATGAATACTTTGATAAATATGGATATGCTACTAAAAGAGTAAAAGTACCTAACACAAATAGTAGACCACATTGGACTTACACTAAAACACAAAATTGCGAATTAATAGGAAATAATTGTAGTAACAATGATATAACAGCTATTAAAAATATTTTTAACAATGGTATTACATTTTGGAAAAATGCTAATGAAATAGGCAACTATTCATTAGATAACAGTCCTAGTTAGAAAAGAGGTGAGACAATGAAAAAAGGAAGAAAAGCACAAACTGAAGCCTTTTTACAAAATCAAAGAACATATTTACAGTATGTTAATAGACTTACTGAATTAAGTATTTCAATGTATGACTGGAAGAACTTACCCGATACCGTTGATGCAAGATTTTTAGAGTTAGCTCTTTTCAATGATGGAATGGCAGTGTTTTTTAAGGATGAAGTCATGGGATATTTAGGCCTGCAAGTTATGATAGGTGGCACACTTGATGTTTACAGAATACCTATTACACGAACAGCGTTTGCACAAAATGGTTATCAGATGAAACTTGACCAAAGTAACAGTGTTATTATCTTTAATAATATGCTACACACTAACAGTATACTTGATGTGCAGGAAATGAGCAAAAGACTGTATGAAATACAGAGAACTATTGACGTAAACGTTATACAGCAAAAAACACCTAAGATTGTTACATGTACTGAAAATCAAAGACTTGTAATGAAAAATCTATATGCACAATATATGGGTAATGAACCATTCATTTTCGGAGATAAGAACTTAGATTTAAGCGGTATTAAAACTCTTGATACTACAAGTCCATATGTTGCGGATAAGTTATATGAATTAAAAACACAGTACTGGAATGAAGCATTGACATACTTAGGCATTAGTAATGTCAATACTGTGAAGAAAGAAAGAATGATAACTGATGAAGTACAAAGAAACTTAGGTGGCACGATTGCTAGTAGGTATTCAAAACTGTTTATGAGACAGCAGGCATGTGAGCAGATTAACAAAATGTTTGGACTGAACATTAGTGTTGATTATAGAGAGGACATGCAAATACTTGATACTTACGATGTCGATAATGCAGAGTTAAGTAATGAAACTGATATAGGCAAAGGTGGTGAGAATAATGAGTAAGTATACAACAGAGGTACGATTTATCTGTGAAAATAGTGCAGGCTTGAGTGAGAGTGAGGGTGCAGATAATGTTGATAATATTTTAAATAAGTGCTGGAATAAGGTTTTTAATTTTGACTTTCCTATCTTTGATGAAAACTATAGACAAGTTTTGTGTAGGAAGATATTAAAGCATTATTACACAAGAGAGATTGCTCATGAGACTGTAGGCCGGTGGAAACTAGCGTTAAATGCTAAGCTCAATGAAATTATGCCTTATTACAATCAGTTGTATAAAAGTGAGTTGCTTGAGTTTAATCCTTTTTATGATGTTGATTTGACTAGGAGTAGAGAGGGTAGCGGTACAAGTAATAGGACAAGTAATAACACAGAAACTAATAGTGGTACAAGTAAAAATGTTAGTAGTGGTAGCGGTACAATTAATAGTGATACCTTGAATAGATTTAGTGATACACCACAGAATAGTATGGATACGCAGGGTATTGCTGATAGTGTACCATTGACTACAGTTACTAAGGTGAATGAAGATAATACGACTACTAATGAAAGTACAGATACTTTGACAAGGAATGACAATAAAACTGGAAGTGGTACAGAAAATATTAATAATACTGATAAGTATATTGAGACAGTAAAAGGCAAACAAGGTACAGAAAATTATAGTAGTTTATTAAAGAAATTTAGAGAGACTTTTCTCAATATTGATATGATGATTATTGAGGATTGCAGTGATTGCTTCTTTACTTTATGGTAAAGAGAAAGAGAGGTAATAATGAACACAGATTATACTGACTTAACAAAGTTTAGGTTTTGGTGCTTTAAAGTGTTACCATTAGTGTATGACGATGAATTAAGCTATTATGAAGTTATCTGCAAATGCGTTGATTATATTAATAACTTGATTGAGAATGATAAAGCTATTAGTAATGATGTTGAACAGTTAAAGCAGGAAATGAAAAAGGTGCAGGAATGGATTAATAACTATGATACTAGTTTTGCAGAAAGTATTATTAGAGAGTATCTTGCAACTATGATATTTGTTACTATTAGTGACAATGGTTATATTATTTATAATATTCCTGCTAATTGGAAGAGTATTACATTTAATACTACTGGGTTGGATATTGGAAATAATATCGGTGTTGGTAACTATGACTATGGTCATTTAGTATTAAGCTATTAAGAAAGAGAGATAAGAGTAATATGAGTAATGAATTAATTAACAGACAGTATGTTGGTGCTAGGTATGTGCCGAAGATTATGGGTGAGTGGAATAAGGCTTTGCAGTATGAAGCATTGAGTGTGGTAACGTATATGGGTAATAGCTTTACGAGTAAAGTGCCAGTGCCTGCGAATGTTGATATTACTAATAATAAGTATTGGGTTAATACTGGTAATTATAATGCACAAGTTGAAGAATACAGAAAAGAAACAGTTCAAGTCAAAACTGATTTAAACAATGAAACTACAAATAGAAAAAATGCTGATAAAGATAACATTTTATGGATTGGAGACTCTTATAGTGTAAATTATAATCACAAATTGCCAAATGGTGTTCGTGATATGTTAAATGCTAAAAACTGGTATGAATATAGTAAAGGTGGCGCAGGTTTTGCAGGTGCATGGTCTGGTTCAACCTTTAACGATTTAATTGAACAAGCTAAGAATGAAATGAGTGCTAGCCAAAAAGAAATGATAAAGTATGTATATATTGTTGGTGGTGCTAATGATAGTAATTTTACGTGGACAAATCTTAAACCTAAAGTTATTAGTACTGTTAATAACGCTAGGAGTAGTTTCCCTAACGCACAAGTTTGTTTTATATTTGCTAGTTGTGCTTATGATACTTACTTAGATTTGCACACTAAAACTAAGAATATATGTAACGATTTAATCATGCCTTGTATTTTTGCTATGCCATATTATTATTTAACTGGCGAATTTTACAACACTGATAATTTGCATTTTTCAGAAAATGCCACTAATTATATTATATCCGTTATATCTAATTTAATATGTGGCTCAAGTTATATTCCAACTATCACTGCTAACGTTGCGAAATCTTGTTTTGTGGGTTGGAAAACTACTAATTCCATATATATTACATCGGTTAATGGTGCATTAAAAATATCAACACCATATTTGATGTTATCAAAAGATGCTGCAGAGGCATTTGATAAAGACCAATATGGTAATACTATATTATTCAAAAGTGTACCTATTAGTGATAATAATAGGACGGTATTTCCACTAATGCCGACTAAGTTATTTGTAATTATAAATATTAACAATACTACTTATATCGATTATTTAGAATGCACACTGGATAATACAACACATCAATTAATCTGGACAACAAATAATAAATATCCTGCTACTAATAATATGATTGTAAAAATTATAAGTTAATATTAAATGATGTACAGGCTCGTTCCTCAAAATGGGGGACGAGC